ATCCAATGAGTTGTTAAGAAAACAAGTGGAGAAGTCTTACAAAGATCCTTACAATGAAATCAGACATTATCAGGTAGAAGAGAACGACTATCTAATTCCACCAGGAACTGTTGTTGATGAGACTTGGTACAATACAAGTCATAAGTATTGGAATGGAACTGACATTGCTGAGTACAGAGGAAGAGATGTTGCTAGACCTATCACTCAGTTTGAGTATGAGTCACAGGAGAATGAGAAGAAAAGAACTATCTATCTATTGAAACCTAGATTTGTACAGGCATTCATCGATGACATTAGAAGACAGACAAAGTATCAGAAGTCATCTTCTTACATCAACGATAGATTAAAAACAGCGCAATAAAAAAGGGGTCTCCTGGTTTTTGCCAGGACCCCTTTAGCGGCGACGATATATTATTATTTATCAGAAGTCTTTGTCAGCAAGATCACTGAAGAATTTGAAAGCATCTTCTTCATCAGTAACTTTGGATGACACAGGAGCAGCTGCTACTGCTTTAGGTTCTTCGAACTCTAGTTCCTCGTCAATAGCATCCCGTACAGGAGCGGGAGCAGGGCGATCAGCACCACCACCAAGAACAAAATCAAGACGTGCCTTCAGTTGATCATAACTCTTGAACTTCTCAGGAGAAACAATCTCTTGGAGACTGTGGAGTTGGTTGAAGATTCCTTCCAACTCTTCATCATCTTGACTGAGAGCAGTCTGGGCACCGAACTGTGAGTCATCATAGTTCCAGTATCCACCTTGAGTTTTGATCCTCAGTTTGAAATTGGCACCAGTCCAGAAATCAGTAGGATCATATGCTTCCTCACCTGCGTACTCAGGCTTCAGACATGCTTCAATCTTATCGTAGACCTTCTTAGGATAGCGATAGAGGAACACCTTGCCCTCATTAGCACCACCATCACGGGGGTCACGAATAACAAGAACGTTGGAGTAGTAATATACCTTACGTTTCTGGTTGTAGTATTGCTTCTTTGCTTCTTCCGTGCCTTCATCCCAGAGTCGTTTCTGGAGTTGAGCAACGGGATCGGGTTGACCAAATGTAGAGAGGGAGTTCTCTACATACTTATCCCCATTAGGTCCTTCGAAATAATGGGAGACCAACTTCACCCAAGGAAAAGTTTCTTCACCTGGAGCAGGGAGGAAACGAATGGTGTAGTTGGACACACCAGTCTTAGCATCGAGAGTAGGTTTCCAGAGGCGGTCGTCCCCACCTCCACCACTCGATTCAGACTTAGCGGTCTTCTCTAGTTGCTCTTGAAGTTTAGCGAGCGTAGACTGAGAGTTGCGACGAAGATTAGAAAATGACATTTAGTTTCTTTACGGGTTTACGGTCGAACAGACAAGTGTCTGCTTTTGGTTGGGTCTTACGTACAGGCGGGTCTCCCCGACTCATCTGCCCAACGAAGTTAGTATAACAGGGTGGTGGGGCAGAGGTCAGTCCTCTGTGCCACCTTCCTGACTGTACAGCTGCTCTCTCATGGTCTTGATTTTCTCACCAAGATCATCAAAGATTTCATTGACACTTTTGTTAGCGTCACCACCCAGCATGACAGCAGCCATCTTCATGCTTTCAACCATTTCTTTTGCTTCTGGATCATCACTAAGACTCATACGAGTGTTGAAAATCTTCTGCTTTTCCAGCAGTTCTTCCAATACATTAAAGTATTCAACTTTCTTTTCGTATGATAGTACAGGGAATGTATGTGCTGCTCGGAAACAATACTGTTGGAGCTCCATCATTTCTTGGAGATCTCCACGTACCATTTCTGACTGGAAGAAGTTACTCATAGTAGAAACAATTTTGCCTTGCTAGTTTTCTTGATAAAGTTTAGTTTCTGAGCATCGTACTTAAGTTTTTCCTTAAGTGGTTTGCTAATTAATTTAGGAACCGATTCAATTTCGATTTCATTTTTCTCACAATAAAAGATGATAGCATCAATGTAGTTCATTTCGTTTTCGAATGCTACCTTTTCCACGTCCTGCGAGAACTTCGCAGTTGTCATAAATTTATCCTCCAGATTTTCTCCCATATTTTTCCCTGTATTCTTGGATGTACTCTTGTAAACGAATTAGATATTCTTTTTTAGGAGTCACAACACTCACTTGTGTCTCTCCTTCTTCTGTCGCTACAATTGTCACCAATTGTTTAACGGTTAGACCATACAATTCCTGGAGCATACAAGCGTACCCACATTCCTGTACGTAATAATCATACAGGTACGCTTCTTTCTTCTTGGTAGCTGATGTTTTAAAGTCGATGATGCTAAGTTCGCCGTCGAACTCTGCTATACAATCAACTCGACCAGCGATCTCAAGTGTGTCAGAATATAACGCTGCTTCCTGGAGGTATATATTATTTATACGGTCTAAAGTTTTTTGAGATCCGTTGAACATGAACCAAGGCAAAGGCATGTCCTTGTACTTGGTCTTATCTAATTCGTTGTTGATGTAATCCTCAACAAGTTTGTGATAGCGAGTACCTCTAGTCGCTGAACGAGTAGAGATACCCTGTGCTTTCTCTTTGCCTACACGAGCTCTCCATTTGGCAAGTTGTTTTTGCTTCCTGGAATTGTTACTAATCACAGTGGTGATTGAAGCATAATGATTACCGCTAGGGGTGAGGTAATATCTTTTACCGTCAATCTCAACGGTGGTCATTTCAATGGGTTCAATCCCCACATGATTAAACATATTAGAATCCGAGATTTAGTTTGGCAATGAGGTAGTTACGTACCAGACCTGAGCGTACGATATCATCGATACCGAACTCGACCATGGCAAAGTCTTCTGTCATCTCTTGGATGATTTTCATGAAGTCAATGATGCCTGTCTTCTCACTGGTCTTCTGGAGATCAGTTTGTCTAGCATCACCACAGAAAATGATCTTAGTATCTTGACCACAACGGGTGATGATACTGTCAAGTTCGTGGAAGTTCAAGTTCTGACATTCATCAATGATAACAATGGAATTATCAAGGGTGGTGCCACGAAGGAATGAAGTTGACCAGAAAGAAATAGTTTCTTGTGCCTTGAGATTGTCATACAACATCTCAAACGAAGCATCGTCTGGCATCTCAAACATATATTTTACCATATTCTTGTAAGGAATCTGGTAGATATCTGCCTTGTCTTCGTGTGTACCAGGGAGGAAACCAATCTCTCTGGTTGCTACAAGAGAACGAACGACATATACTTTCTCGAAAGGAGTGTACTCATCCAGAACATCTTTGAGTGCTAAGTACAGAGCAGCAAATGTTTTACCTGTACCAGCACATCCATAAGCAAAGATATTCTTTCCTTCAGCATACTGTTCGAACAGATAAGTTTGATTATCTGTCATCGGTTCGATGGGCAGGAGGTAGTCAGAATTGATAGGCTTCCTACGCTTCTTCTGCTTAGCAGACATCCCTGCTCCAGGTGATGTTGTTTTCTTTCTTCCTCTAGGCATAAATGTTTACCACTCTACTTTTGAACCAGGCATGTTTGCCATTTTTTTCATGTGCTCACCCCAACCTGGGTGAGTCTTGTTCATTTTGTTTCTCCAGTCTCCGACTTCACCGAATCCAGGAGCATTATCAGAAGTGTAGTAACGGTCCCAGTCAGGATTGTCTTCCTTCCACTGGTCCCATTCATGTACACTCATCTTCACTTCTTTGACTTCACCAGTCTCTTTATGTTTAACAGGATATGTAGCCATTACCACTCCAGTGCTTCAGCAACGATAGGGAACTGTTCTTTAAAGATCTCACGACATGCCTCAGCAATGATCATGTGTTCTTTCTGGGTGCCATGAGCACTCCGTAGATCTATATAGTGGATCCAACTGCGAACTGATCCTGACATATAGATTTTGGTTGGTGTTGCTAGGGGAAGCACCATGCGGGCACACTCCTTAGCAATTCCTAGATCAAGCATCTGTTTGTAGATACTCATGGCAGAAGTAAAGTGTCGTTGAATAGTAATCTCAAGTTCTTGCTTAGTAAAAGCATCAACATCATCGATACTATTCTGACGGTTCTTAGTATCCTGCCGACGAAGATCAAAGAGAGGAATCTGTTCTGCCAACATAGAACTGTCAGCATACCGTTGGGAAAACTCTTGATATGTGAACGAACGGTGACGCAAAATTTGAGCTGCGATTC